CAAGGGGAAATCGTTTTGCCATTTTTTAAAATCCTAAATTACTTTTTGTATTTATCCTTGTTCTCATTCTGGTTTTGTTGGCCATTCTATACTATCTGGAAAGTCAGGTTGTGAGGGAATGTCTCTAAGAGCTTGTCTGTATTGTTTCCATTCATCCGGAATTGCTTCTCCTGATTCTAAAGATTTTGTTACAATCCAATCAGTTTCTGCTAATAATTGATTCCGTTCTTCTTTGCGTGTTTGTTTTAGATGTTCAATTGTATCTACAGTTGGCATATCTGGTATTTCAATAATGCCCTTTGACGTGTGTACTTGCATTTTTCTTCCTTATCTTGTTCTTCCGTATAGTCTAAATATTCCAGACATCCACTGGTTAGTGTTTTTTAATATAAATCCATGCGGAACTTTTTCTGATATAATGTTTAGTTTCGTGTATAAATAAGCACTGTCGTAAGACCGTCGGTACTCACCGCCGCCGATATACGTGTTTGATATTAGCTTATAACTGGGATATGTAGTAAAACTTTCACCGCCTATGGCGGATGGTTCATTATTATCGTCATTAGCTGTTATTCCTGTATAATAGCTCATGTATCCTTGCAATTTACGTGTCAGAGCGTCGTTAATATGATAATAATTATTGTAGGTTATTGAATAAGCTATTGCAGGATAATTAGTTAAGATCAGATCAGCACCTGTGTATTTAGATGAATGTAGGTATTGACCTCCGCTTGTGCTTATATATTGTCTATAGTAATTATGTTGTATCAGTGACGGTGAACTAATATTTCCTGTAAAAGGTTGGATCCGAATGCTAGCTCCTGTCAACGAACCGATGTAAGTATTTGGTACTGGCGCTTGATACCAATCTGAAAGTTCATATGTACATTTAATCTCTGAGTAATTTAGAACATCAGACTCATTTTCAAATGTTACAGCCGCTTCTGTAGCCTCTACAAATGAAACTTCATCTATTAACTCATAATTTCCTTTTGCCGATGCGCCTCCAGGAACATTCCACTGATTATTGGCCCAGATATGAAAACTATTTGTGTCAGTTGTGAAAGCCGTATCTCCTGGTTCATTACCGATTACAGGTAAGTAATTTGAATCATATAAAACTCTTGTTCCTGCTACAGTTGCTGTGGCAGTAGATGTAGTCGTTGTTCCAGCAGTTCCTGCAACTTCTTTAATCTTATTTTTTAAGCTAGGAGTCCTTTCTACATAAGTTGCTAAATCTTGTGGTACAAATTTATTGTTCGCTTGATCATAAACCAAACACATTTGATCTACAAGAGCAGGTATTGGTCTAAGCTCAATTTTTGTAAAATGTTCTTCTTGGCTATGTTGACCGTATATAATATAGTTTCCATTTTCGTTTGTCTCAACTTCAAGATCTTTTAACCTTATTTCTCCTCGCATGCTTTGATGATTACCACACTGATAGTACAGTGTATCTGGTGCATCCATAGGTACAACTATCGTAACTGTTCCTACATCAGTCCGAGAACCAGTAACACCGGTTGTGTATTCTCCTATGTATTCTCCTGCTGCAAATGCTGTTTCGTCTGTAGTAAGGTAAAAAGGATGACCTGAAGCATTGACATTTATTATATAAGTTCCTCCTCTATACCAAGGACCTATAGTTGTGTTAAATCCATGTGAAGTTCCTGTCACAGTAGGGTTTGCCGGGTCTGGCATAAACATCCAATTTAATGAACCGTCGTTCATTCCTGCTTCAATATAATAATTAACAGTTGGAAGATTTAAAGTTGGTACTGTAATTTCTGCAGGAACTGTAAACTGTAGAACAGTAATTGTATGACTATTTCCGCTGTCTATATCTGGGTGGCTCTTAACCAATGTAGCATAATTTACCCAATCTACAAGATTATCATCTCCTGCACCTTCTACCCATTTTAATTTAAAGCTGTGGGTTTGTGTCATGTCACCGTGTATGCTGCTAGCAAAGTTGTTAATTTGATATTGTCCTTGCATATATAAAGGTACAATTACTTGAGGATCGTTTGTAATAACAGTCCTTGCATAAGGTAGACTGCTAGTTGCCCATGTCCAAAGCCATGCTGTGCCGTGACCTGCAGTAGGTTCATCTACTTGTATTTCTAAAATTTCCGGACTGATATTTAGATCAAAATCTAGTATCTTATTTGCACTTAGTGTTTTGTCACCTAAGAAAATAGTTTCTGCTGCTACATATAATGAATTCCACTTTTTATCAGGTGAGCCTAAATTATAAGTTTCGTCTAGCTCTGGAATCAATCCTTCGCTTGTAAAACTTGCAATTTTAGTTTCATTTACATTTATGTCTACAGTGGATTCTGTGCCAACAACACCAGTGTCAGATCCATGTTGGACATACAGTTCGTCAAAGTTTTCATTAATCTTTTGGAATGCAGTCCTTAACGGATCACCGTCGCCTTTATTCTCGCTACTTCCTATATTTACGGATTGTTTTGCCATTATAATCTTCCTACTACAATTTCAACAACGCCCTTCCCGTCGTCGGTTTTTTCTCCTACTGCCTTACCTAAGACAGTTCCTATTCGTGGATCATTATCAACTATTGCGTAACCAGGTATTGCACTTGTTACTAGCATATCTCCTTTAGCAACCTTACCAATGACCTTACATGGTACACGCCCTTGTAGTGCCAATGGAGTCACATGCTCTCCTTCTAATGCTTCATTCATCAAATGTGCAGGATTTGTACTAACTACTCCTGCTACACGTTTATCGCCTTTTGTGTTAGTTACAGTAATTTCTTCAGCACCACCGAACACTAATACAGTGCCATTATCGTATTTTTCATCAGCGAGGTAATTTTCAGCTAAATCTGCATATTTTGCTTTTGTTGCATAACCACTTAAAACATTTGCATAACAGGTTCCAAATGGATTAGCTGCATCTCCTAGATTGGCTTGGTTAAATGGAATAAAATTGTTTCCATCTATCCTATATCTATCGGCGCCATTTGACCAAAATACTATACTGTTATTTGTAGCATTTGTAGTTCCACCTGGTCCTAGATAGATATTTGCGCCAACTGAGAGTGTGGCATCTTCTGAATTAATAACTGTATTTGTACTTGCAATACCGTCTGTGTAAACATGTGGTGCTGCTAAATACCCAGAACCTGTTTGAATAGTAGTGCCTGCTGGTGTTTTTCCGTTGACCCTTATTTGCCCTGTACCTCCACTGGTAAATATATTTCTAATTGTTCCTGCTTGGTTAAATTTTACTGAACTTGTAAAGATTAAGTCTGACCCAGTTAATTCTCCTCCGCTTCCTCTTTGTGCTAAATTACCAGCTGTAGCAGTTGTGGAATACGCTAATACAGAAAAAGTATCTGCTCCTGTTTTTACTAAGGCTCCGTTTGATGTAAAGTAACTTTTTAATACAGCTCCCCCGCCTCCAACTACTGAACTAAATGGTATAGCTGAAACTGCACCATTGCCTGTCGCAGATCTGCCTAATAAAGTTCCACTTGGTATATGATCAAGTTTACTAGCAGATATTCCTGCCGTTTTTGTCAAAATACCTTCTGAATCAGTTGTAGAAGCAGCATCTATAAGTTGGATCCAACCATTTGTTGAATTAAATTCATAATTATTAAAACTTGCTAATCCTAAATTTGCTTGGGTTATACCAGTTGCATTTGCTCTTGTGCTTGCAGCATTTAAATTTAATTTAGATTGTAAGATCCCTGCGCTTGAGTTTACGTCTGCGTTTATGATACTATCAGGTCTGATGGCAAAAATCAATCTGGCACTATCTGTTTCTCGGACAGTGCTTACGAGAATATCGTTACCTTCTGTAGAAAGACCATTGACTGCATTTGTAATTTCTGCATAAGATCCGCCAATAGCAAATGTATTAACTGGATCTACTAAAAGTATACCTTCATTTGCTGCTGTGCCATTTATGGCATCATATGTACCACTGTAAATTTTAGTATCTTGATTACTGTCAATCGGGCGCAAATTATTAACACCACTTTCCGGCTGCAGATTGTAAACAATTTTTCTTACGTTACCGTATATCGGATCTGCATAAGCAATTGATTGTACTATATCTCCAAAAATATTAGCGGAACTGGGATTTGCTGCATTCCTTATTTCTGCTCCGTCATCAAATGATCCTGTAATGTCGTCTGTTGTAATGTAAATTATGTAAGATCCTGAGCTTACAAAAATTTCATTTTCTTGGATTGGTTGTGCTAAACTGTTGGGAGAAGGAACACCTAATGCGTTATCAACTTGTCTTATGGCTGGCATAAAATCTTTTAATTTGCCAAAAGAATCAAAGTTACCTATATTTTTATCTACGTAATTTTTATTTACTGCATCAGTGCCGTTTTGCGGAACTCCTACATCTTCAATTTTGTTCCCGCCTAATCCTAAATTGCCAGACATTTCTACAGGAGTAGGCGAAGTAGACAGTCCTGATAAAGGCATAAATCCTGATCCCGGAAAGCTAGGATTAGCATGAGGGTTTGTTCCTAACACCTGTGTTATATAACTTCTTATTGCTTTTTCTGTAGGAACTGCTGATCCGCTATCGTCTATCATAGATTCGTCAGCGGAAAATTCGTCAATCGTAACGCCTTTTTTGAATCCCAATGCATTTGCATTTGATATTCCTACTTCTCCACTAAATGTGATTGCACCTGTACCTTGGTCAACACTAAAGAATCTACCAACTCGGAAAAATCCGTATTGATCTGTACTAACCCAAAATACTCTCCCCTTGCGTTTTTCCCATACCTGTGCTGAACTCTGTCCATCTGGAGCATTTGTCCAATAAAGATCAGTTAACGGTATTAATGGATCACCTAAAATTACATTCGGATAATTACTTGTGTTGTAACCACCAGTACCAATTTGTGTAAAATCATGTCCTGTTGCTCTAAGTAGTGATATAGCAATTGTGATTTCTGCTGTAGAATTAGCAGCTAATCCTGCAAATATAAATTCGTAGTCTGCAGAGACATTATTTGCTAAACCTGTACCTGTCCCTACAATATCAAATTCATCAGTAAACTGTATAACAGCCCAATCAGTAGTTGGAATAAAAGTTGATGATGTGCTTAATGGTTGGGCAACAGTATTAATTTCGTATGCTAAATTAGGATCCCATGTTCCTACAACGTTATATAGTTCAAGGTCATAGCCTCCATTATTCCAAGCCACCTTAGCACTAAATCCATTTGATTGGGTAATATCATCGTCTTTGGTTACACCGGGTATAGTAGCTAAGCCTTGTACCTCTTGGACTACTGAATATGTAACGATCCTATGTGATCTACCTTGGAATGAAAAAACTTTAGGACTAGTTGGATCTATAATTCTTACATTGTCAGTATACGTTCCTCCAGCAGGTAGCGTTTCTATTGCTGCCCAAGTATTACCTGTCTGATTATACCCCTGTCCAGTTTTTGCTTGGTATGGTACAAGCTGTATAAAATCAAAATTTTGTTCAAGGGTAACTCTTATCTCATCTGCAGCTAAAGAAGCACCGTAGGGATCTTCTGTTTGGAAGTCTAAACTCCGATATGTGATTTCGTCACTTTCATCAAAATTTATTGCTGTACTAGGTCGAGTAACTAATCTTTCAGGAACAGCAACATTGTAAAAATAATTTTGAATATTATCTGTATAATCTACATATGTACCATTTGTTAAATTTGTTGCAAGTAAACCGAAATAATCTTCAACGAAAACATCATCGGCTCTTAATTCTACTCTATATAGAGTTGTATCTACTGCACCAGTTGACACATCTCCTATTAAAGCTGTGAGACTGCTAACACTTGCAATTCTATAATGTAAAATGTTAAATGCTTCTCCAGCAGCATTTGTTTGTCCACCGTGGTCAATAGTAATAATACTTTGAGGTAATGGAGGAACAAGCATGTTGGTAAGTATTAAAAAACTACTGCCTTCATTAGCATTATATGTTGCACCACTTGTGCTACCAATTCCTGTATATATTTGAGCAGGTCTGGCCATAGTATTTTTAAGAAGTACTTGATCTGGAATCTCGTTAGGATCTGCTCCTTCGGATACAAGAGCAAAATTTCCATAGCCATTTGATCCGTTAAGGGACCTAATTTCTGCACCATTACAAGCATAATATGCTGTATGACAATAATATGTAAACATAGATACTTGTTCTGAGAAAGCACCATTTGTTACAACTAATCCGTAACCTAAATCATTAACTTGTGTAAAGTCGTTAGCAAGCAAGGACCTATTTCCAGCAGTTTGTAAAAATATAGACACACCTTCTACAGGAATAGTACCAACATCAAATCCAGCACCACCACCTGATGTTTTATCAAGGTAAATGTACGCTGTTCCTGCTGCTTGATCATAATTTGATATAGCATTTACTTGATATCGTATCCCGTCCAAATAGAAAGGACAAGGTAATTGAGGCGGTCTAATAAATAAACCTTCCCCGGCTGCACTTGTGACATAAAGTTTGTAAGGATCAATGTTAGGATCTTGCATAACTGTTACAGGAAGATTACCCACAAAAGCATCTACAAACATACCGCCTGCAAAGACTTGTTTATTTAAACTCCGAGAAAAGCTAGATGCCGTTTGGGTATATGGTGATTTTGTGAGTATTTGTCCATCTGGATCTAAAACACACATAAATCCACCATGGCCTCTGCAGGTAACATTTCTTATAATAGTTGTATCTCCAAGTAGGAATACATCCATTTCGTCAGTTCTTTTAGGAGGATTGTAATCTGCGTCAAATACGAAAGAAATTTTATCAATCATTTTGCCAATATTTTCAACAGTGTTAGTTTCTCCTTCTAATAATTGTCCAATTGTATTTCGTAATTCTACAGGAGATTCGGCTGTATTTGTATAAGCAGGAATTGTTCCACTTAAAAGACTTTGAGCGAGACTTTTTAATTGCATCATTGCCGCAATAGTTGCATCAACTTGTCCGGGGTTATCTTCTAAAACATTATTAGATTCTTGATAAGAACTTCCATGATATGATCCTTGTGTTTCTAATGTTTTTTCTTCTCCCCCGTAAATTAAATCATGATATAAAGCATCAACAATCATACGAACGTCTCTTTCACACTTCGCTTGATCATAATTTAAACTTGGATAGGTAACATTTACAAAATGTAGTACTTCTGCTGCTAAGAAATCTTCATTTTTTTCTAAAATTTTAGCAGCAGTTGTATTGCCTAAAGGATTTTCAATTGAAATTCCATTATGTACGTTAATAGGAATCGAAGGATCATTTAAATAATGATAACCAAACCAACCTTGATTTTCCCCTAATTGGTTCACAAATTGGCTCGTACCATTAGCTGTTAATGTTAAACCATCAAAATAGCTATCTCTGTAAAAATAAGTATTTGCCCATTTACTTTGCGAAATCCTAGGTTGGTTTGAAAGTGCTTCTATTTTAGGTTGTATAATAACACGTCTAAATTCATCTCCTTTTAAAGAAACATTATTTGAAATTTTTATTGGGTAATCCTCATAATAGTTTCCTGCTTCTACTCTAATTACAATTTCTTTCTTTTTAATATAATTTGCATATTCTAATTCTTCATCTGGTTCAAAGTCTTTGGCTGATAGTAAATGCAAATCAAAAGTGGTAGGCTGAAGCTCTGTGCCTTGTGCATTTAAAATATCATTATTATTAAATCTTACTATCCTACCTATTGCTTCAGATCGTTTACCTCGTAATACTTTACCAGGTAATGCATCTGAATTCACATCAGATGTTTGATCTAAGAATCCAATATTGCCATTACTTACTACAACTTTGTAAACTGCACCGTAATTAATATTTGGTAGCAACGGTGAATCGATATCGGTAATAATATCAGTTATTAATGTCCATTTTGTTTCTACAGCACTAATCTCAGCAAATGTTACATCTCCTACAGTTTCGTCAAATATTTGTTCTTCTTCTGTTTGGTATATTTTACCAAAATATGCAAAATCACTTGTGTTGACATATGCATTTCCTATATTTTCTGTGCTGTATGGATTAATTAAATCTTCATCTGTGTAAAGATAGATTATTAACCTATCTTCATCAATCCTAATATAGAATGCTTCATTATTTAAAACACTCATAGATTCATTTTCAGGTATACCTAGAAAGGTTATTAAATCTCCGTCGTTGTAATCATTTGAAAGTGCTGAACTAATTGTTAATTGAGCAGGACTTCCTAAATTTATGCTTTGGATAAGTATTCGAAATGGTTGCTGTTGATTTAAAACATCAACACTTAGGGCTGATGCAAAATTAATTGCTGCAATAGTTTGCGACTGTTGAACTGTAATAGCTCTACGTCCACTGACTGAAGAATAATATCTTTCTGCAGCTTGGAACGTTAAAGTATTTGTGTTCAAGCCACGGTAAAGGTCATACCTAATAGCATCTATTAACAATCCTATATCTCTTTCACAATAATCTACATCGTATTGGAAGTTAGGATATGTTTTGTTTATATAGCCTATTGTTTCTTTTTGGATAAATTTTCTATTAAGTAGTAGTAAAGTTCTTGAATTTAAATTGTATCCTCCTTGCTGAGTCCCTCCATCTATAAATGTTTCTAAAACTTTGCTTTTTAAAGTAACATTATTATCTGTATATGTACAGGTTTGAATGTATGGTCCAGGGGTTGATTCTGCAGTTCTAATCATTTCATCTGCTCTTGCAGCAGCAGCTCCGATAGTTCTAAATGCATATGCATCAGCAGTTCCTTCTTTACCTGCTGGCACTCCTTGCATTGAATCGTCACCTCCTGTGCTTACAAATAGAACTTCAGGAGAACTATGTGCAGCCCCTTGATCTACATATAATTTTGTAGCAGCCTGCAGATCTTCAATGCCGTTTGGTGTTCCTGATCCTTGTATATCGCCAGGATGGTCTGACAAATACAGAGGTCCGGTCATTGTATCTCCACCCCTAAGCACTACCGATTTACGTGGCACAGCTTGATTAGATAAAAAATTTCCAGATAAGGTAGTATCGAGTGCTGAAAGGGTGATAGTGTGCACGTCTCCTTCACCAATTTCTGCTGTTGTAATATCTAATTTGTTGTCAGCAGCTATAGCAGGGTCCTGTGCAGTAGCAAATTCTCTATTAGTAAAAAGCCATAAATGATTATCACTAATCACACGTATATACAAAGGGCTTAAAATATCACCAGTAGGATTGCCTGGTGTAATAGTAGTACTATCAATCAACGCAGTAGGTGCTTGTAAGTTAGCCACAAACGTAACTTCTGTTCCGTTATAAGCACTGTCTAAACCGTGTCCTCCTATAACCTCTTGTTGTGTATATGGATCTTTCCTAGAAACAATGTATAAACTTGATTCATAAGCTCCTGGTGTAGAAATATAATCAAAAATCTCCCATGTATATTGAGCAATGCCAGTTGGCTCATCTTTAATAGGAATAGGAGCTTCCGATGTAATATATCGTAAATCAGCATATCCTTTTGTAATAACAATATTATCTACTGTTAAATTTGTATTATTTTGAATGTTTAATAAATCTAGCGCATCTTGATCTACTATACTGCCAGCAATAACAAAATTTGATGCATACAGAGATCCCCCTAATTTAGGCGTTGTGTCATCTGCGACCCTGGTGAATCCAGCTTTAATTACTAGTTGTCCAGGCGTATCGCCTACACCATCTACAAATTCAAATTCAACTGAATTTGTTTCATCTGAAGCCAATTCAACTAAACTTATATAATCTCCAGCTGCATTTACTAATGGTATACTATGAGGAGTTAAAACATTAGGAGTATCGCTAAGTGTAGTAAATTCAATTCTTCCTCCTAAACCAAAAACTGCATAAAGTTCTACAAAATTCTCATTTACTTTTCTAAATGATTGTCTAATACTATCACCGGTGCCGTCATTTCCTTCTACACCTATGTTAACTTCTTGTCTAGCCATTCATTACTCCTATTGGTTTACCAGGTTGGCGTAAACACTGGTTTTTTCTCTGTTGGTAAGGTACTAACATCAAAGCTTACACTGGTACCACAACCACAACTGGATTTTGCATTTGGATTACGTATGTCAAAATTAGATCCTACTATACTGGTTACGTAATCAATTTCTGTACCCATTAAAAATAACATACTTTTTTTACCTATTGCTAAATTTCCATCTCCTGTGCTGATAACTTCGTCATGTCTTGTTGGAGTATCAGTTACTCCCCAGTCGTATTGATATCCTGCACAACCACCGCCTTTTAAATTTAAGGTTATGGCATATACATTATTTTCTTTGCACAATTGATTAATTTTTTCTTTTGCTTTATCTGTGATAATTACAAATGACATTTTTACCTCTTATGAATATATTTATGTGTTAATTTTGTATTCTTAATGTAGTAAATACTTATATGTTTATAGAGCAGCTTACTATAAAAAACAAATTTATCAGGAAATCGAAAACAGGATTAGAACATACATATCATAGACAAGCAACAATCCTTGTCATGCGCTGTGATTGTTGTAATGAAGTTTTTACACGCCAAAGAGGCAAGATGGATCCTAATAGGATAAACAACAATGTATTTCATGTATGCGGAAATTGTGATGCAAAGAGATTTGCCCAACGGAAAGGTCAAGAACGGAAAGCAGTTTGGGATTTGCCAGCAAGCAGCAATTTAGACATCAGTAAACTTTGACGGATCTATTTCAACAAATCTCCTTACATCCATAAATCTTTTGTTTTTTGGAGTCACCATTGCAAGTAGTTTGTCTAACTTAGCTTCGTCTTTTTTGTCTTTTACAATTATTTTATTTGTTTCATCTATGGTAGGAACACGGAAAAACATCCTGCCGTGATTTTCAAAGAATGATAGGTCTTTAGCAATAAAATTACAATGCTTAAAAACAAAGCTTAAAAGAATTCCAAAGTCTCTACCTTTACGCCACATATCATCTATAACAATATCTTCTCTTCTAATAAATTCTTTTGCAACTATAGGAAATTCTGCTGACACAAGATAATCTTCTTTTATTGATAAATCATATTGTTTGAATTTATCATAAAAGTAGTTTAACACAGGCGCAGCAAATCGTAAATCGTTTTTGAAAACGCTATTTGCCCTAGCCCAATATTGTTTTTTATATTTTGGTTGCTGCAACTGTTTTGAAAAGTGGTTAATAAAGATTTTTTGCATTCCGTTGTTAAGACCTGAAACTTTTATTAGCGGAATGACGTTTGATTTAACCTCTTGTTGTTTTTCTATACCGTAGCTGGCACCGTGTTCTTGTAAATCTCGCATCTTAACACCAGCTATAGAAAGTTCATTATACTTGTTCATTATCATTTTAATTGTTCTAGCAAAACTTAATGCAAGTTTAAAAAACCCTAGTATAGTTTCATAGTTAATGTTTTGTCTTTTATCGTTTAGTACTCCACGCAACCCACGCCATTCAAGTGTCCCTTGCCCATGAGGAAATAGTGCCGAATATTTTTCAAACTCGTCTCGGTTAAACAAATTGTCGAATAGATATTCAACTATTTCTTCTTTGTCTTCACCTTCACCTTTCATCTGTTGTGCCATATGCACGATTTCATCTACGCTGTCTTTCACAGTTCGCACATTCGCATAATCATTGTCGTAGAGATTTTGTCCTTTATATGTGGTATACAGTTGTTCGAATAACGGGCTCTGTAACATCATTACAGCTACCCAACTAGATTCAACTGTGCTCATCTTAGTGATAGGACCCAAACCAAAATGTGCATGCATGCCGCATGTTCGATTTGTGTAAGCGCCAAGTTTAAAAATATCGTGTACAAAGTTTGCACAGGTCATGATGTTAGCAGGTGTAGCAGCCATCTGTCCACCTTTTGCTAAAGCACCTATCCTAAACTCCATTCCAATTTCATTTCCGTAGACAGTATTAGGCTGAATGCTAGAATCACTGCCTCCGTCTACATTATATTTCTTTGCAAGATCATTATAGACTTTGATCATATCTCCGTCTATGACGCATTCAATTTCAAAACCTATAGTGATATCGCTTAACTGTGCTTCGTTTAACTGTTGTTCAAATATTTGTCTTAATAGCATTCGGTCTACGCTCCGGCTGTTTGCTTTATTTAGCCTAAAAAGAACAACTGTATAAAAGCCCATCCATTCATAGCAGTAAACCACAGGCATAAGACTATAGCACTGCTACGACGGATATAAGTGCTTATAACCGCCAGTATGCTACCTACTAGGTAAAGTGGTATAAAGATAGTAGTGGCAGGGTCTAGGATTGTAAAACTAAGTATAGCACTTGCTACGATTAAAAAAGATGCTTCAAGCAGCTCGCAATATGTTGCCAGCGGACTTGCCTGATAGCTCTCCTTGAAGAACTTGATTATTTTTTCCATTGATACTTTCATAAAATTCAATGCTTGCAAGATTTTTGCATTTGGATTCGCACATGATGTCTGCTGTTTCTCTAAAGCTAGCAGCCCATTCATTAACAACAGGGTTTGGATAGTAGTCACTATGTGCTCGCAGCTTTTGTTTCTTACAACCTTGTGCGAGTAATTGTTCCATATTAGGAAAATCATTATGTGTAAAGTTTTCCGGTAAATGCTCATTGCGACTGTAAGAATAATGTATGGTAGGACGCAAACCTCGCCAACTATCTACTACACGTTTATATCTATCATCTGTGGGTTGGATGTACTCACCTGTTTTAATCCAGTGGTGGTGTATGTCAAGTACGAGTGCGAGATCTTTTTCGAGCTCAAGACTTGATTCGATACCCCACGAGTTTTCGTCGTTTTCGATTGTGATTGTGTTTCTTGCTTCTGGGGATAATCTTGGCAAAACAGCTTTGATGCCTGCCGGACCTTGTCTACCTGCAATGTGTACGTTGATTTTAAAGTCTTGGAATCTTTTACCGTAGCCCAACCAACGTGCGATATCCACATGATACTCAAACTCCTCTATACTACGTTCAACAATATCGGCAGTATCACTTGCCAGTACAGTAAACTGACCAGGATGCATAGATAGGCGCACGTCACACGCACGACTGATTTCTCCAACTTTTCGTAATTCATTTTCTGCATAGTCACGTACATCAGTACGCCGCCAATAATAGCTCCAATTGGGCTCAGTGTATACAGGAAGTATATCACTACCCAGTCTAACCATTCGTAATTCATCTGGTAAACCTCCTACATAGCGGATCAGCAGTTCTAAGGATTTTATGTTATGTACCATAATGTCCCATAGTCGCTGTTCTGCTACGTTCCTTTCTTGTCTATTCAACCACGCAACAGTGGTGCATTTCGTATTTAGTGGTCTTTGACATTCTTCTAACTGCTGCTTTTTTAATGTTTGATCGTGATGCATATACTTGCATGCAAAACCTATTCTTTGTATATCCATGTTTCTTTAATGTAAGGATCGTCGCATAAGTGCGGATTAGGATCTCCATGGAAGACGGCAATGCAACAATCTTCAGGAGGTGTAACATCTTCTATTGTAGCAAGTTTTCTTCTTCCACGCAATCCACCTGGTGCAAATTTTTTATTTTTTCTAATTTCCCACTTCCAACTCTGGATCCATCTGTCAGGAAAATATTCTGCTTGGCCTTTCTTTTCTGCATAAATGTAATCTTGATCTCCAAAATATTTCCTTATGATTTGTACACTATTTTTCTCAAAATTTGTCCATAAGTTATCAAGCATTCCTCTTTCAAATCTCATTACACTACTATTAAATCTATCATAGTGCGGGCGTAAAATTCTGTTAAAATCCCTAATGATACAAAATTTTTTTGGTGCAAAAGAAAAAAGTTTATCTAATGGACCTGTAATTACAACATCTAAATCTAAATAAAGGATAGTACCATCTATTGGTAGTTTGTTTGAAAAAATATAAGGCTTGTACCACCAACCACTTAAAGTTTCATTTGGTAAAGATAAAGGTATTATGTTAGGATCTAAAGCCGTAGTATTTTCTGTAAGACAATAAAAGTTAAATTTTTTCTGTAAATTTAGTTTTACGCCATAAAACAATTTGTTCACATAATCAGCACTATACTTGCTACCATGTTTTAAACATAAAACATTTATACTATTTTGATTTACAACACTAGTGTGAGTTAGTTTATCTAGCCGTCTCTGTGCTTTTATTGCCCTAAATTCTTCTTTTGAGTAAAGAGATTTATCAACTTTAGCCATTAGGGCTAACCTTCATAAATTGCGCTGTTAGCACCATGTTCAAACACCTCTACAGATTTTAGTCTGACTGTAGGATTAAGTGCTCGATTAGCTTTTTTGTCTTCTTCTAAAAGTTCTGCCATTTTCTTATAGCAAAGCTCCGAAAATTTTTCGCAACCTACACCAGGTACAATTCTAAGATCACAAATACCCTTAGCATTATATCCGTCGCCCATGCTATTTAATTGTTTGAACAAATCTAGCTTTGGATCATCTTCTGCTACAAGCACAGTATGATCAAACATATGTTCTAACCAATTTTTAAAGTCCTTTAATCCTCCAAAATCCATAACCCAATTGCGTTCGTCTAGCTCTTCACATTCAAAAATTAATTTAACACCAATTGAATAACCGTGTAATAAACTGCAATGTGAATGTGTAGCTCGCCACTGTCTAAAGCAACAACTCAAGCCACGATCTGTGCCATAAGTTTTAGTCGAAAAATATCTAGCCATGTTACCTTTTAAAATTTTATTGTACTTATATTATTCAGGTTTGTAAAGTTCTTTTTTGATATCTTTGATTTCTTCGAGGATTTTTGTTTGATGGTCAAGTGTGTCGCTATATAGACGTGATAACCATTTCATTACATCCATAGCCCACCACCACCAAATTATAGGAATAAAAGATAATGCAGTGAGAATAAATGCTATGGTATTACCTATTAGATCTGAGCCACCATAGATATAAAATGATATAAATGCAACAATTAGAATCATAGGAACTACTCTTCCAAACCATTGCCAAAAAGTAATTTGTGTTAATTTTGTATCTGTCCGAACGCTTTCCATTGACCAGGTGCTCCTTCTTTGATACAGATCCAACCAACATAACTGTTTGGAATAGGTTGTGCATTCCAAACAATATCTCCTCTATTGTAAAATCCTTGGCTAGGAATATTTTTCCCAACTTCAAACTTTTTATTTTGGAAACTTACAGGACCTGCAGTTGCCAAATCGATGTTTTTATCAAAATTATTAATACCTATACCTAATGTACCATTAACTAAGACATTTTTCTCTAAAGTTATTTGACCCGTATTTGCAATTTTTATTCTAGGAGTTCCATCAGTAAGAATAGATAAAGAATCGGTAGTATGTACCCCAATATTAAATCCATTGTTATCAGAATCAATACCAAATTCTTTGCTATTACCTACTATGCTGAATATACTATTTGGTGAGTTTGTTCCTATTCCTAATCTATTAGAGCCACTGTCGTAAAAAATATAATTATTGACGCTAAGATTTCCGGATGTTTCTAAGTTTCTTACTTTACCTAACGTAGTTAATTTGCTTAAAGTTATGGATGATCCTAATCTATCTTTTTCAATAACAGGAACTCCGTTTATTTTATAAGCCTTATCTTGGTGTAAATCAATGTTTTCGCTTGACCAAAAATCATTCGGAGCTTTATAAATAAACTGTTTTGCAGTTGTATTATCGTCGTACCACAATAATCCTTTTCCGCTTAATTTTTTTGTATCTGCTTGGAAAATTAGGCTATCCGATCTTTGTATTCTGCTATCCTCTTTAATTACAGAAACTTCTAATTTTTCTACGTTTAGATGTTTAGCTTTAATAGAACTATAGATTTCTAACTCTTCAGCAATTATTTTTCCATTTGCAGTAAGGTTCCCGTCTAATTTAATATTATGTGTAAGCTCGCGTATGTCAGCTGTCCGTACACGGATTCCATTGTTAGAAATCTCTAATATTGTCCTATCGGCACTATCTCGGATACCTTGTGATTCAAATTTGGTTATTAAACCTCCATGAATTTTATTTCCACTAAGTTCTCTGTCTGCTATTTTGTCAGGTTTGGATCTTTGTGCATCGTCTAATGCATTAGCAAGCAATGCTAAACTTTCTCTAATTTTATTTTCCATGTAAATATTTATCAATTTACTTTGAGTAACACGGTTGTATCATTTAACCTACCATTAAGTAAAGTTTCTGTAGTAGTAATATCATCTAAAAATTTACGTAAGGCAACCTTACCTGCTTTTTTAAACTCTTTCAGTTGCTCAGCTGGCTTGCGTAAAGTCTTTTGTAAACTCTTATGTGCATCAAATCCTATGATAGAAGCACCTTTTACACTGAGACCACTGTCTGCTCTCTGTCCAGTTGGATCAATATTTTCTGCAACATATTTGCCTAGTTTGCGGGTTTTTGTATTAAAGACCCAAAGCTCTGCTGCACCAATTATAAGTTCTGGAGCAATACTGGCAGTTTGATACTTGTCGTCTGTTACACAATACTTTAATTTTTCTACAAGTTTGGTAGCACTTTTAGGTTTTGCCTTACGTGGCTTGCGTTGTGCCTTGCTTGCTTCGATCACAAAGTCCAGTGCCTCAATTACACCTACAATTGCACTTGTGTACTTTTTAATATCATTCTTAGAAAAATGACTATAAGCTTCTTTAAGTTGTTCCCACTGGTCGATTTCTTCTTCGGTCATCTTTTTTAATTTACCTGCAGTAGGCATTTGCTCTAGCTCACGGAAATCATTTAATTGTTCGTCATAAAACCTGCGTAGCTTGCGAGCATGGGCTTGTGTTACACCTTTTGCAGTGAAATGGCGCTTAAAATCAAATCCGTTTGGATCAAAAGTTTTCTTATTGTCCATAAAGCTTTCCAACCACTCGTCAATATCCTCACTCATTGAACCAGCTTGTTCTGCAATGCGTTCTTGTATTGTAGGAACAAAAGGCTTTGCAGCAGGCATTTCTTCTTCGGGCTCCTCTTCTTTTTTCAAAGCAAGATTTATTTTGCCATTTTGGATTGCCATTTTTACACGGTCTTTGATATAATCTGTAACCGGAGCAACTGTATCTCCTAGTCCGGGCATTTCCTCATAATAATTCTGCTCCTCTTGATTAAAATCTGGCATACCATTTGCGAGCATACGAGCGTGTATTGCGGCAGTAGCAGTGATAATACCTGAGCTAGCAGCCTTTGCAGCACGGATATCTTCCTTGCTGTAATCGTTTTCTTTCATCCAACCGTACACATTAGCAAGGAGATCAGCTAATTTAAAAGTAGTGTAGTAATATCGGATGCTAGATTGCTTGTGCTTGAAAAACTGTTCGCCTGTCATCTGCTCCCAGCCTGTCCAAATGGGCTCTAAATTTTTATTTCTTACAGCAGATTTTGCTGCGATACTAGCATTTCTTACATTTCGCTTCTTTTTTGTAATAGCCATAGTTATCTCCTTGGGGTTGTGTGTTTCAACTAATACTTATTATAGCAGGATAGGAAAAAATGTCAAGAGAGAATTTTGAGGAATTTTTTTATCTCATATTTAGGTTTAAATCCTATAGATTCCATTTTTGATGTATTGGCCTTTGTTTCTTGTCGTTCGCCATACGTAGCAACTTTTACTGGATAAGTCGGAGCAATTTCAGAAATTAAAACAGGATTACCGGTGCCTATATCAATTACATCAGTAAAATTTGATTGTATTAACAATTCTATCGCATCACATACGTCTTCTAAGTGTATGAAATCTCTATAATGGTTTGTGGTATACTCTAACTCATTGTCAATAAGTTTTTGCATAAACATACCTTTGCGAGGATTGGCTGAATAAACAGTATGAAATCTCATACCCAATGTGTTTATGTACTTTGCTGCAGCAATTTCCATTAAAAATTTACTAGCAGCATATGGATTTAATTCTGGCTCTGCAGCAGAGCTTGAACTTGCATACAGTATTCTTGTGTTGTTACCATAGATATCTAATAACCTTTTAAAAACTTCTAAATTATTGTACCAATAGTCATTAGGATTGTACAAGCTGTCTCGGACTCCGCTCCTACCGGCTAGATGTATAATTAAATCAAATTTTTCTTTCAATTGTATAGAGGCTAAATCTTGACCATCAACAAGATCAAAACCTACAATGCTGTTATTTTTCCGTAACCTTTTAAGTAATTCGGATCCAATATAGCCTCTATGGCCTGTTAACATAATATGCATATTAACTTAACATCACTATTCCAATTTGTTTCCTACCGTATACCATGTCCATATAGTGTAGATGATAATCTATAACACGGTCTTCGTTTATAATTTTTTTATTTTGGATATCTTCTGCAATTGCAATTACTTGATCAATTTCTGTTTTCCAACTAGATTTCCAATAAGGTCCTGTGTCATTATTTATAGTATACTCTAAATGTAAGCACCCAATAAAACCATAATCTTTTACCATACAACTATGAAAGATATTTTTCATTCCTGTAGATTGTAAAAAAGGAAATTCTGGACGCTTATATAAAGCATACCTAAACTTAGTTTCTTCTTGATATCTAAGCTCGGCAAGTATTTCTTCCGGAATATCCTCAAGACTCATTTAAGCATATCGGTATGTAATTTTTGATGATGAAACCAAGCTTCACTGTTAAAACTTTTATCACAAATATAAACGTCAAAATGAGGCTTGTTACCTACTTGTAGATCGTGGTATTTACAACCCCAATCCTCAATCTGTTTTTTCGTAAAGTCATACCAATCTTTTCCGCTTTTAATACCACGAGCAGTCCAGTATGTAATAGTATGTCCTTTTTCATACAATTCGTTAAAATAATTTATCCTGTCTTTATAAGGTTCTGCTTTTGTATAATCTTTGTTACCTTTTTCGTCAGGATGTTCATTGCATATAGTCCCGTCAATATCTACGTAAATAATCATTAATACCCGTCATATTCGTTTTTAATAAAATCTGGAGTAACTAGCTCACCATTGTCTAACAACTCCTGTGCCCAATGGAAAATGCACCATTCTTTTAAACAATTAGCATCGCTAATTTCTCTAAATCTTTCTGTTTCAGTCATCAACACTAACCATCGTTTTGCCCAATCACTATGCAGAATATCCTTTTCAGTGTAAACTGCATCAAATTCAAAACCGCTATCAGTTGTTCCTACGATCTGGAAACGTCTCATTACCCTCTCCTCATTGTTGCTAGATCGTGTGCTTGATCTTTGTTGAAGATTGGCACAACATTGCTCTTGTGCATAGTAGCAAGTCCTGTAATAAGCTCGCCGGTATATGTGCGGTCATTGGCCTTGCTGCACTGATTAAAAACACCACTGTTACGACTAGGTACATACTGCTCAGGTCTACGATACACAGGTTCCTCTTTCGGAGTAACACCAGAAAGCTTAGGTTGATATCTTCCATATTTCCAAGCAATATATTCGTCGAATGTCTTCTGTTGCTTGTGGCAACCTATCTGTCTCATCTCCTTGTTATACTTGTTATGCTCGTGCTGCAATTTGGTCAACTTGTTTTCTTTGAGTCGTAATTTGCGCCGCATATGATACCATGGATAAAGTGTTAACAAAATTATATTATAACAAATAATTTATTTTTAATCAACCACTATATCTATCATATTGTAACCTCTTTTATCTAGGTTATATTTGCAAATTTCTTCCATTAATTTATAATATGCTGCCCAATCGTATCTATTCCTTGCTTGGTCTATCTTTTGGTACAAAGCTTTTTCTTTATCGTCCTCGAACACTACGCTGTTAGCCAAACTTGCCTCCTCAAGATACTGGTTAGTTTTACAGTTGTTATTAGATCATAGCCGCTCTGTTTATCAGCTAACACGGTAGGATTGTCATCTTTCCAATGTATATACACATTGCTGTCTAAAGGCACTTTTCCTCGCAACCACTTTGCCTGTTTGTAAATCTCATTGTTTGCTTGTGTCCTCTTCATTTTATCTCCTAGTAAAGTAGATTAACTAATTCGAAAATCCTCCATTCGTGTTTCTCATTTAAAACTTCATAAACACGTTTTGCTTCACTGTAATCAAAAATAATCAAGCGGGAATCCTTCCTCTCAATTTTCGTATTCCAATAGGTTTCTAATCCACTTACTTTATTTAAGTGGGCAAAATCAATTATTCCTATTGTTTCTCCAAACCCATTTAGTTCACGTATTTGCCACATTAAAGCCTTTTCAATTCCATTGTTGGCTTATGGTTATTTTCTGTGTTTTTGTCCATAATGTAATCCCTCTCCTCTTTCACCCAACTATCATCCATTTGATGTATAGTAAAAGGTTGTGTTTCTCCTACAATTTTATCATTATGTTTAATTTGCCAATAATACATGTCCATTAGATAACTCCACATTTTTATTCCTCATTTTGATTTTACAGTTCCTAATCTTGTATAATTGTACAATGGGAGTTTATCCACATTTCTGTTCTCAAGTATTAATACCATTCCAATTCCACAGTTAAAAGTATCTCGCATCTGTTCATCTGTAAGATTACCTTTCGTTCGTAACCAACTGAATATTTCATGTTGGTGTAAAATTGTCTCAGTAACTTCCCACGCTATATCGTATTTAGCATCCAGCACCCTATCGATATTACTCCAACCTCCTCCTGTAATATGGGCTGCTGCTTTAATAAAATAATAATTTGATCTCAAAATGTCAAGTTCTTTTTTGTATAATGGAGTAGGAACGAGCAGTTTAGACATAAATTCATCGTCTACAGGATTGTTTTCTAATATTTTCCTTACTAGGCTAAATCCGTTACTATGCACTCCTGTGCTGTGAATACCAATCACAACATCTCCTTCTTTAACAGGATACCAATCTAAAAAATCTTTAGTACCAACGCCAAATCCACATACATCTAGTGCGCCTTCTTGGAACATACCAGGAAGTTCAGCAGTTTCGCCCCCAATTAGTTTTACTCCTATACTACGACATGCTGCTATAATTCCAGCCAAGACCTCATTGTAGTCGGATTCGTTAAGTGAACTTGTCGCAAAATAATCCATAAAGAAAAGAGGATTTGCAT